GCTTGGGCGAGGTCCTTTTGCACCAGCTTTCGGTCTTCGCCGTAGGTGTGAAATGCCACCTTGAGCAGCTTTTGTTGGAACTCCTTTAATCAGCCCATCAAACCTGCGCTGGGAAAGACTCCGCCTGAACTTTCCTTCTAATGCAGAAGGGTTCCACGCAACGTCCCAGGACTGTCCCCACATCCCTAAATCTAAGGCATTTCCATAAGATTCTTCAAAATTCTTAGCTATGAAGTCTTCTTCCAAACCATAGAATACTTCCACAACACCATATTTTTTCTCTATATCATCTGCAACTTGGCCAGAAGTTTTGCCTTGTCCGTATCTTTGTTGGACTGGAGTTTGCTTACGAGCTACCCGTTTCTTAACCGAAGGCAAGATCGGAGATTCGGGAGCATACCGCAAAGCGTATGGAATATCTTCAAAACCAAGCTGAAGTTTCATATCGTAAGACCCCAGATTGGTCCCCACTGACCAGCAAACATTAGATAATTACGTCCCCAAGGAGACTTAATTAATTGAAGGCCAAGCATCGTAAGACCAGCAAATATAGGAAGAATATACATTCCTTCGCCAGTACCTTGATCATGAGCTTGATTCACAAGCCCTGGCGTAAAAGAACTAATCCCAAGTTTATTTCTTAAATCAGTCCAATACGTTGAATTTGGGTTATCCATAGCAATTTCAAGTAGCATTGCTCCACCGAGATTATAAACTGCTTGAGCGTAAATAGTAAGTGAAGTAGACTGATTAGGAACACCTTGCAGACCCAAATAAGCAAGATTTACAGCTTGATCAAAAGCAACCTGAAGTGTGGTAGGATCAGGCATATCCCCGGTAGGCACACCCATGACTGCCTGAACCCAGGCCGTGAATCCTTCTATAGTAGGATCACCTGGAGGTATTGCCCAGACTGGACCCGTCCTCGGTACAACAGCCGTATTAGACATCTTCGGTCTTTATTTCACCTTCGACAGGACCCTCTGACACTACATTGATGTGCATTTCTGCACTTACCAATCCAGTGGCGGCGGTAGCGACCACGGTACAGCTTCCTAATCCAACTGCCGTAACTGTCGCTTCAACCCCTCCCGGCTTATCATCACTTACCAGGTTAGGTGCGATATCTACAATACCCGAAGGTATCACTCTCCATAACACTTGATTCCCGAAGGTATCAGGATCATCAAGATCTACCTTTTTACCCTGAGGATTTTCCCATACAGGAGTGAGAACTTGCTGCTCACCCTTCTTTAGGACAGTGGTAGAAGCTTTTGGAGTAGGAGCTTTTTGTGAAGAAGCCATTATCCACGACGCCCCCGTCTACCTTCAGCAGCTTGTTCTCGTGTAACCCGGACACCTTCGGCAATATGGTCCAGATCATCGGAATAACCACCACGAGGTTCTTCCTCTTGGAAACTCATTTCTAATTGGCGCAACGGGGCACCAATCTGTTCCTCGATTTGGGAATTCACAGCAAGTGCCGCTTCTTGCCGGATGCGTTGACCCATCTTTCTCAACGCCTCTTCCTTCTTCTCCATGCCCTTGCGAAGCTTGTCTGCTGTAATGGGTTTTCCAATAGAATAAATGGTACTGTTGAATGGGCTGTTACGAATAACATCTAAATCATCCACCGAAGTAAGCCCATACATGCGATGTTGTTCTAGTATAGAATCAATCTCCGGAGTAGTTAAATCTGTCTTTGTTCCGTTAGGAGCAACACGAATTTGCCCACCAATCGGAATTATCTGAGTTATGATACCGGGCCTTTCTGGTGACCGATACGCAAACAACTGAACTTGTTTGGACACATTCCCGATATACAACTCAGGCATATAAACCTCCAATGTCTGCGCCGGACGCTTACAGTCGTCCTGACAGTTTGAAGCACGTTAGTTCGTGCTGGCGCAGAAACGCCAGCTTACTGATATTGCATCGACACAATCGTAATCGCCTCTGGGCGAACACCCCACCCAGAAGTGACACGCTGTTCAGCCAGCACGTCAATTGCTCCGCCGGCGAGAGGCACCGGGATTTCTTTCGGCGCCGCCATGTCGCAAAGCTGAAGCGTGCAAGCTTCCATCGAAGGAGTCAGTTTCGCAAACTCGTTGGTATTGATCCGTGAGCCCTTCGGCTGCTCGACCTCTGGCATGACAATAATGACCGCGTCGTTACCGCCCGCGCCCTTGCCGATAAGCGTATCGTCATAAGCCCAGACGATCTCGTCGTCGTTCATTTCCAGAACATCCTTGAGTACGCCAGCCGTGGAAGTAGTGCCAGCACCGACACGCTGATAGCTGGTGAGCTGCACGATGTTTTGGTATTCCATCGCGCCGAGCGTCCGTTGCGGTCCAACGAACACGAACCTACGACCAATGCCAAGCTGATTGGTTCTGGTCTTGAGCGCACTAACCTGTGCGATCAGGAAGAACGCCATCTGACCGTTATCATAGGTGACGACCGTCGAGTTCCCAGCACTATCTGCCGGGAGGTTAACTGCCGTCGCGCCGCTGGTGTTGACGAGACCTTCGCCGTTGACGGGGTTGAACCCATACAGCAGACCATTCCGAATAAGCTGGAATGCAGCCTGTCGCATACCGAGTCGGTGAGCATCTACGATACTGAGACCCCATCGTGCCATGGCCGCAGTGTCGTGGTGGTCATACTCCGCACGAACTCGCAGGAGATACGTTGGCGCACTGATTTGCGAAAGTGCGAAAGCGACACCCGGCAACTGATTATAAGCAGATTGACCAGCCGCCATGCGAGTGCGAAGATCGACACGCTTGATGTAAGCGTACAGATCACCATCCGAGAGCCGGATAAGTGGAGCACCGGACGCCAGAAGCTCAAAAGCACCTGACGCTTGGGAATATGGCATCAAAGTATCAGGCATCATGTAAGAGGGATGAACCTGAACAAATGCCGGAGCAATCGAGGGCATTGTCACACTCCTTTGCTAGATATGGAAGGCCAAGGATGGCCCCGGCCCATTCAGGTTGAGATTACAGCAGACAGACCGCTGCTGCTCCGTTGTAGTTCCACGTGATGAATCCAGTCCCAGAAGTATAGACCGGAACCATGCACCCAGAAGCCTTGATCGCCAGAATTCTGACGTTCAGTGCCGTGGTTGCAAAAGCAATGATCTTCTGGTTGGTGTAGTCCCAGGAGACCTGCGCAGTAATGAGCCCACCCTCCAGAGTAATCAAGGTAGGATCGATTGCCAGCGCAACACGAGCACCAGAGCCAAGCCGATAGAAATTCACCAAACCACCCTTGTCCGTCGAAGGAACAGGAGATTGCGGCGAATTCACGGCAGCATAATTCTGGTCGAAAACACTGAACCCGGTAAGATTCGCGGCGGCTGTAGCTCGAGCAATGATGCCACCGAGAGCAACATCAGCTCGCGTCACAGGAGGCCGCTCCTGCGGAACGTTTTCCGAAATACCCACACCCCCGAACATGGGGAGAGTTTCGGTCTGCGCCAGCCATCCACCGGAAAGCGCGAAGCGCGCTGCCGGATCAGGATATGCGGTGCCAACAATGAGTCCATCGGACTCGATGCTGAACATCCCAGGCGCATTGGTCTGGACATAGGGATTGAGTTGCATAGCGAAGGGACTCCTTCCTACCTAGAGGGGTGGTTACTGTGACGCCAAGGTGCGGAAGGAAGCTACCCTCCGGCCAGGACGACCCATACCCTTGACGAACGACTCCTTGCCATAGAAGACAATGGAGCGAACGCCGGTTTGTGGGTCGATCTTTGTCACCTCGCGCAACTCTCCTGCCGCCAAATCCACAGGATTCACGGCGGCGGCGGTTGCATCTGAGTAGACCTGAGCCTCGGCCACCGCGAAAGCCTCGTCATCCAGCTTGGAAAACTTGATATTCTTCCATTGGCTGGAATGGGACTTCAGCTTGGTAGCCAATCGCCGACGATAATCGCCAAGGGCTTCACCCTCCAAGGGCCGTGGAGCTCGCACCCCGAAGCCGGAGAACACCGAATCGGCCCTCGATTGTGCATCCGCAAAAGCGGCGTGTTCCTCGTCCGACTTGGGTTTCAGCATAGCCTCCAGACGGGCAATGGTAGACGCCTGATCTGTAAGCTGGCGCCGAAGGTCGGCTGCATCGTCTTTCACGGCATCGTCCTTTTTCTTGTCGTCGTCGTCGTCGTCGTCGGACTTGGCCTTGGCAGCGTCGTCCTTCTTGTCGTCATCGTCATCGGCCTTGGCAGAATCTTTCTTGCCCTTTTTGGGCGGCGGGAAGGCATCACCTCTACCCTTACCTTGCGGAGGGATAGAATCGTCCTTTTCCTTGCCGTGTTTGATCTCGAGCTCCCCGTCGTCGTCTTTCAGCGAGCCCGAAGGCTTTGCTGCATCAGCCGACGCATTTCCCTTCGCATCATCTTTGATTTTAGTCTTGGGAGCTGTGATCGCATCACCCTTCTTTCCACCGGCGTCGTCGTCGTCGTCGTCGGACTTAGACGCCGAAACTTTGTCACCGCGTGCCGACTTTTTATCGTCATCGTCGTCTCCTTTGATAGGAGTCCCGTGCTTCTCGCCGGTCTCCAGGGCATCCATGCGCTTGGTGAGCGCATCCATCTTGGCGATGGCATCAGCCAGCATAGAATCCACGCTGGCGCTTCCAGTGTCTGCTGCTGTCGGCATGTGTGCCTCCTTCTGTAAGCAGCGAAGTTGCGCGTCGCCGCGCGGCTCTAGCGGACCATTAAGTCCCGCCTAGTCATGAATTTGTCGAGTCTTTCTGCAAACTTGCTTATATTGTCGGCTAATCCGACTATACCAGGAGGAATACTTTGCATTGGTTCAGCAGGTGGACCGCTTGCCCCCTGTGGGGGCAAAGAGGGTGCCGGGAGTTCGCCACCTTCATCCGGCTTAGCAGTCACCACCTTTTCTCGAGGCTCTCCAGTTTCCTCAGAATCAATCCTAATCCCAGAAGCATCGCCACCCTTATCCCACACACCCTTCTCGCAAATCGCCAAATGATCCACAAAACTTGGCTTTCCTTCAACTAGAAGAGTACTACCGTCTTCCATTTCGATACTATAATTGACTTTGGTATCTCGGAACACTACACTAGGAGAAGTTGATAACTGCATGTTAGTAACAGCAGTCATCGCAAGCTTGTCGTAAATCTTAGCAATTCCCCAGACTTCATTTCCTTTGATATAGGATAGAAACATCGTCCCCACAACACGTTTGGAAAATTCATCCGAGTTAAGGATCTGAGAAGCAGGGTGTTCCAAGATAATTGGAATTCCACTGCATCGACGTAAAAATTCAGGAGTAAGATATACGGTGTCACGGCGAAACACCCATTCATTTAACTTTGGTCGGAAGCTAAACCCCGTTCCGCTTATTCGCATATCAACAAGACAAACACCTTCAATGTATTGTGGAGAAGTAAGTTCCTCGTCCCTTATTGCCTCTGCAATTTCTAATTCATTCATTCCTTTCATTTTTCGCAATGCAATATGGCAACCAGGATGTAGACCCAAGCTATCAGCATAATCTGGATTTATCCATACAAAAGCATCATGTTCATGATTAAGTTTTGGAATAAATTCATCAGGACAATTATGGATAAAAGTAGTAAAATCAACTCCATCCTTAATTCTGCGGCTAAGAACTGGACCAACATGACCAGCATTGTACGCGACTTCTTCCAAACATTCGCGAATCGCGCATCCTTCTATAGTCTCACCTTCTTTTTGAACGCCACCGGGAAAGGCCCATCCTAACCCATCGGTGCGGCGACAAAATAAGACACGGCCATTTTGCGATTTAAATAGGATGCCAGCAGCAACCGTCATCCCACTTCCTTTGGATGGACATTAGATGGCTGCATGTTATCTTTCGTTCTTGGCTTAACTTTTATCGGCTGTCTTTGCGCTTTCCGATGTTCAAACGCATCCATACGAGAAATTAAGGAATCGCATTCTGAAACTAATTTTTTGATTGGTTCTGCCTGAGCAGAAGTAAACCCTAAATGTTGATTATCATCTACTCCAGTGATCCGGCCTTTATTTTTAGATGCGTAGAAAACCTCTTCACCCTTTTCGGGTCCATATTGTTTTTCCATTGCACCTTTAATCTTCTCACCCTTCTCGGTCAATGGCATTTAACTACTCCGAGAAAGCGGGGGTCGCGGACCAGGCCGAGGAACACGACCCCCTCAGTTACACAGCGACAGGAGGCGCTGTGTCGCGTTCATTAACCCCGCTTCGGCTGAGCCGGGGGAGTCGATGGAGCAATCGGATGCGTCGGAGCAGCCGGTGGTCCTTCAATCAAGAACCATACCCCACCGACACCAACCACGAAGACATGAACCAGTGCCTTATCACCACCACCACCACCAGGAGGGGGAGGGATTACAATCGGATGGCTCGGCGTCAGTCCATTTCCTCCTTCTGGAGGTGTTTCACCAGGAGGAATCGGAATATAGATCGGTGGTGTAGGCCATGGACCAGGAGGTCCCCAAATCCCCGGAGGTGGCCCGCCCGGAGCGATTGGATGGGCTGGCCACGCTGGCGAGCCGCCCCAGAATCCCGGAGGTTGCCCGCCCGGAGCGATTGGATGGGCTGGCCAAGCAGGTGACCCGCCCCAGAACCCGGGAGGTTGACCACCGGGCGCGATTGGATGAGCAGGCCATCCGGGTACACCGAATCCAGGATCAACCGGACCACCACTAACCGGAACAATGTAGGCAAGAATACCAGTCATTAGATACTCCTTTTGTTGAAGATTTCAGATTTCGCCCCAGATACCAGTTTATTCAGCACTTTAGGGCATTTTTACCCTACCACGCTGATTCTGCACAAGCAATTTTCTTATTTTCCTCTGTTTCAAGTAATTTTGGGTGATTTCTTCCCAACTTTCTTCTTGTTCACCGAGGTTTGATAGCTTTCTTGCCAAAGATACTAGATCCCGCTCAGAAACCTTGTATCTTTTCCGTAAATAAGCCAAAGATTTCGCAATTTCACTGCTTAGAGGCATTTTGAACATGTTCCAAGAGCCGAACTACAGTATTTTCAGCAGAATCTGCGCGTGACATCTTCACTTTTGGAATTTCTGGTCGAGGATCATCCCCTTCCATACCCATCTGAGCTTGTTCGTCCTTAGTTTTCTGGTCTTTTTTGAGTTGAGCCAACAATTTCTTATAATCTAAGTTCAATGGGCTGGAATATAAGAGCTTATTGTTCGTAATAGCATCACAAATCCACTGAATTAGACGAGCTTTGTTCTCTGGGTCGAAGCTAAACTCCAAAATTTGGTAGATACTGATCGCAGCCTTCATCTTTGTGTCGTCAACCTTAACTTGATCAGAGTCAGGTTCACGAAGATATGAAGGCCAAACTGCTTGATAACTGTTCGCCCAAGTATAAAATGCTTCCTTATATCCGGAATCCTTATATAATTCTGGAAATTTCTTCTTTACCGACTTAAAAAAGTCTTCATTCCAAGCACGGTGCATCACAATACGATCTAAAAACCGATAAACTGGATCCATAGTTTCTCGAAGTCGGTCCATATACCGTGCTACCGCCTTCGCATCTTCTGATCCCTCGCCAAACCCCTCTGCAAATGATTCCTGAGTAAGCAGTTTCACCGGCATATCAACTGCATTCGCGATGTTCTCTAGAATATTCCGCCTTGCAAGAACATGGGGACCTTCCAAATTCTGCATATTCAAAGATTCAATGTCTTCCTCAGGTGTAATATTGATTACATTCCCTGTTTCGGCCTCTTTTACGATGGCTCGCTTGAATGCCATCGCCCAAGCCATGATATTATCGACGAAATTGCCGGGTTGTTTCGTCTTCGCGACCAGAACTCCAACTTTAGTTTCAACCAAATCATCAGCAATTAGACTTTTAATATACGATTTTAGAGGATAAAATGCCCGCTGATATGCACTGCGACCGACGAATCCAAATGCTGACGTTGTGTAACCGAGATATATCGGTTTCTCATTTGTTACGGTCACAGTTCGAGAAGGATGGTACGCCAGACCACTAACTGCGACTTGAGTATACTTCAGAAAATCCATTGCGTTTGGATTTTGATTAAGAACTAGACTGCCCGCCGTGTTGAGAGGATCAAGAATGTTGAAGCTAATGTTAAGATCAGGCAAATCCCAATAACTGATTGTTTCATTACTCTTTACTCCATCGACAAGTAATGCGATAGAAGCAATACCGTATATACGACTAATAGTAAGTAGATTGTGAACAAGAAAATCCCCACCCAGACTTTTCCATTCTTCACTAAAAGCATCCACACATAACTCACCGGGACTGTCCGGAACTTTGACGTTCCGTTTCTGAGACAATGCAAGGCTAACAGGTCCTTCAGTGATACGTGCTCCTAGTGGATGATAGAGATAAATTTCTTTGCATGTCTGGTAGCTCACAACATCTCCAGGGACAATGTCGGGAGCTACCAGAAGCTCCTGCAAAGCGTTGCCAGGAGTTGTATCAATACTAGAAGAAGGAACAACTGTCATGCTGTTACTGTAAGACTAATTCCAGTGGGACAACTCTTAACGTAGAGACCATTCACAAATGCTTGTGAACCAGTAAACAATGATCTGGGAAAAGCTGGAGGAGTGAGGCCGGGAGTAAGACCATATCCTGGTCTTGGTTCCCACAAAAAGGCAAGCGCGGCGATCGTAGCTGCAAATAGAGTACGACCTGTAGGTCCGTCTGTAATACAGACTTGGGTATCCTTATCCGTAACCGTTGGCAACACTCCAACTGCAAGAGCAGTCATCGTCCCGGCCGCTGCCACTAGAGAAGTTCCAACCTTGGTGCTATCAGCGGTATAAGTCGCCATGTTATTCTTTCGCCGCAGGTTCTGTAAAAGTGAAGTCAATAGGATCTGTATAAATTGGTCCCTCATGCACTGAGACTGGAACTACGACCGGAGCAAACAAAGAAGGCTTTATAATCGTTGTCACTTCGGTATCCGAAACGAATGTTGTGGGTTCATCAAAATCACTAAACCTAATGACCGTATTCGGTCCAAATCCTGTGCCAACACAAGAAAGAACAAAATCGGGATCTCCGGAAACAGCCGTATCCGGAGAAAGTGAAGTCAAAGCTGGAGGGGCTGGGATGGGTTCGTGTTCGACTTCAAAACTACTTCCTGGAGGAATGTCTTTAACTACAAGATTTGCAAATCGCATTCTGCCGCCAGACATAAGATTACTGTCAACACCAAAATGAGATGTCGCCACATGTAGATTGAATAATGTATGCTCTTCAACCACATAAGGATTGTCATTTTCATCTTTTGCAAGGTATTGATTAACCAAACAAAGATAATCATTTCCATATTGAGTTGGGACCGCCTTCAGAGTAATACTGGTCAACATTTCTTCGGTTGCAATTATAGTACCGCGCGAGGTTTCGTCGATCGTTACAGTTGTCATTAGTATCCCTCCCAATTACCTAGCGCGATTGCTACACCATAAGTGAAAGCGTCGAGAAGGTCATCGGCACGGTCCTCAACATCACCTACACGGAACCCAAGAACTTGTCCCAATAAATGATTCTTCGCAACTTGTTTATACGTGACAATTCTATCATAAGCAGTTTCTAAAATCTTAACTTTCTTTTGGAAAACGTAGCCGGATGCATTGATGGCTCGTTCTGCTTTACCGAGTTGAGTCAACTTTTGCGGTAGCTCATTCACAAGCAAATTACGACGACGAGCTTGTTGCAGAAGAATCGATCCTGAAGCTTTATCTTCGATGAAACAACCGCGAGACCCTAGCCGGGAGCCACATTTCTCTGCATATTCATCTAGATTACGATATGCTACCGGGAGCCATGTTTCCAGCATAGAACCTTCTAGCTGGAAGTATTCATAATCAACAACCTTCAACCACTTTTCATCACCAAGAGCTTCATAAGCCCAATAGATAATTCCGGTGCCATCGTTTTCCTTGCCAGTCTTGACCGCAGTATCAATAGTAGCAAAGACATACATGCACCGCTGAGGGAATGGCTCTGGTTTGCCTTCGGAAAGTAGATTATCCAAACTGAAGAATGCTTGACCTGCCCAATCAACAAACTCGGCTAAGTATTCTTGGGCGTAGACGAGGGGGTGGTTGTCGCGCTCAAGCTTCTCGAGTTCATCGGCTGGGAGGAAAGGGTTACTATGTGACGGGGCATGATATTCTTTGAATCCGTACTCTGGCAGATTGCAGATGCGCCAGAAAAGATTATCCTCGTTGATGCCATTAGTGTTTGATGCAATGATCGCGGCTCCGCGAAAATCCAGTAGGGTCGGTCGGATGGCCTTCTCCCATACTGCAATCGCATTTGGTTTAGTGAAGGCGGCTTCATCAATAATCACCAAATGGTAATGCCGGGATCGACCTGCCTTCTCATCCTCCAGAGTCCATATTTCAATACGACCCCCAGATGTCGTACGAATAAGCCCCAAGTTTCGCGAAGAAGATCGAACAGCCGGATCTAGGGTAACTTCGTTTTCGTTGTAAGCCTCGGAAGCATAACGATAATTTGGTACGAACCATCCGACGTCTGCTCCCTTTGCAGCAAAATCGCAGGCGATGGTTTTTAAGAAACTGGTCTTGCCCCATCGTCTTCCACACCGTAGAGCCCTGAACCTAGCGGGCATTAAGAAGGCTTCTATCTGTCCGGGATGAAGCCGAGGAAGGCTAACAAGTCTATCATCAGCAGAAGGAACTCTTACTGGTATATTCATACTTGTAATCTACGGTTCTTTGTGGCACAATGCTGCTAGTGGTGAAATAAAGGGTACGGAAAATGGTAATGCTCGTTGTAGGATTGGCCCTGTTCTTTATCGGGGCCGTAGGGTTCACAGTAGGAACGTGGCTTTGGGCCTTCAGCTATCTGATCAATTTCAAGTTTATCAGAGCCGGGTTCTTGTTCTGTGCTGGACTCACGGCATTCTATGCCTGGGACATGGTCTTCTGGAATAGCACGCATTCCCCCGAAGCAAAGGACGTACTTCTGTTTTTCCACGCAGTCATGTTCTTCTGCGTGCTCGCGACCGTGCTCATATGCCCCTTGCGCTACCTGAAGCGTCTTCGCTCGTTCCCGCCAGCGGGGGCAATGCCACAAGAAGCACCCAACGTCGTTCCCTTCATCAAGGCAACACGGCTGGAGCGGGAGCGAGTTATGGGGATACAAGGACATCGTTGTGCGAACCCCTACTGCAACATGAACTTACGCGAGAGTACGCCTCATTGGGATCACATCAAACCACGTAGTAGAGGCGGAACGGACAGCGTTCATAATATGCAATGGTTATGTGATACATGCAATCTAAACAAGAAGGATATGGATTGGCCTGAGTTTCTATTTCGATATGCAATGGATATGGGTATGGACCCAAATTCAAATCAGAAACCATGGCAGAAGTGGGTGATAACCAGAGCCAAGAACGGACTACAGTGTCAAGGCTGACCACTGCCATTAGTCTTCTTAGGAGCACCCTCTTCACGGGGCATTATGATATCAGTCCCAGGAAGATCGGGTAATCCACCCTCTATTCGGATGGTTACACCAGCAGTGACATCTTGCGCGACCTGCGCTAGACGTGGATGCATGTACACAGCGACCTTCGCCGCTGCGTCCAATCGCACGGACATGGGTAGGCGAGTGTCTTGCATGACCGCGAGCAAGAATTCTTTGGGCTCAGTGGCTTTATCATATTCGTGCTCAGGCCCAAGGACCTCGCCTTCAACTTCTTTGGGAGGCATGTTGGAACGAGTGGCAATCGGCCTACAGACCTCCAGAACAAGGTGGAAGCCGAGGTGTAACGAGACGTGGCTCTGGGCGCTGCGTCCGTTGGAATAATGGACCTACCACATGTTGCGCCAAGAAGCAAGTCAAAAATACAACGGAGACTCCAAATGAGTAAAAAATTAGTTCACTTTAATTGGGGCGCGTGCGGGGACTGGATGTTAATCCGCTCCAAACTCAAGTTTCTAGAGGTAACTCTATATGGAAACTTTTGTGACGCAACCTGCGACGTGGGGAAAACTAAGCGTAAGATTGAAGATATGGGATATAGAGTAACAATAGAGGAAAACCCGTTATTGTTCCGGATATCAGATGTTGAACAACCACGAAGTGCCCAGAACACCAGCTCCCGTCCTTCTCCTCGTACCCACTATTTTCGGTAGTTTGTACAAAAAATGCACCTTGTATTGACCTGTTCATACTGCTAAAGTGTTTACAGCCGGGTACAACGATACCGGGCTTCGGGGACATAACCAGAAGGAGGGTCCATGAAGAAGTAACAAGAACGACTATCACCTTTCACCCAATAGTTAATGTGCAACAACCGAAAGGATAATAGCACATGAAGAAATACCTGTTGGCGGGGACCATGTTTCTGGGACTCGCCGTTATGCCTGCAAAGGCGGACGTGATCATCAATGACACAGGTGGCAGTACAGGTGATCTCGTTAACTTCGACAGCTTTGTCGCCGGTAGCAATCTTGCCGTCGGCAGCTTCAACGGCCAGCATACAGGGTTCGTTGATTTCACTTGCCTAGTTACTTGCACTGGTTTCACCGGAGCAGCTTCAGGCAATGATATCAAGATCAACGACTTTGGCAGTATGAGTGTGCAGGTCTTTGCCGCAGACAAGACAACGGTGCTACCCACCGCCACCGACATCTTCTCAATCACAGGTACCGGCGACGTGACAGTAGCCGTGACCGCGAACGAGCCAGGTGGTGGAACCAAGCCGGTCAACTTCGACCTGCTCTCACTCTTCGGCCCACTCGGGCCGGGGCAAAACTTCTTCACGTTGACTGCCATCAACGGCGAAACCATCAACAGCTTCACGATAAGCGATACCGGTGGCACTATCACCGACTTCGAGCACTATCGTGTAGACGTTGCGGCTCCGGTACCTGGTCCAGTTCTCGGTGCTGGTCTGCCTGGACTCGTCGGCGCTTGCTTCGGCCTGTTTGGCCTCAACCGCTGGCGTCGTCGGCGTAACGGCCAGATCGCGGCCTAAGCGCTTCACCAACAACAAATAAGACCACTGCGACCGTCCTGGCCGCAGTGGAACTCTACCCAAAAATGGGGAAATGTACATGCGAAAGCTTGTACTCGCGACGGCATCGTTGCTTGCCATGACAATGGCCAGCAATGCAGGACTCATCACCTTTCAAGTCTCGGAAGATGCTGGTCCAACTACGACTATCAATACCGGGCAAGATGCAGCGACCCTTGGTCCCATCACTTTCGGGGACTTTGGAATCGCCAGCTTGAGCGGAGCAACAGACCCGTTCCTGGCGCTTCCGTTCTTGCTGCAAGGACAACAGATCAGTGTGTCAAGCACTGCTCCTGGTGAGCACACGTTACATCTGACTGTTCTTGGCACCGGGCTCACGGCTCCAACTGGACTTCAAACTATCGCGTCTGGGTTTGATGTCACCGGTATCTCTGCTGGTTGGTC